TAGCACCAACGTTTTCTTTCGTTTGACGGAAAGACATTGCTAATGCGGCAGCTCTACGACGTGATACTTGTTCATACAAGTTGTCATCTAACTCTTCTTTTGTTACGATATAACCCAATGCGTAAGCAATGTGTGTATAACGAGTTGTGAAACCTTGAAGTTCTGAATCGTATGCAACACCAGAACCTTCGGATTTAACTGGAGCTAAACCGAAACCTGTAAGTTGAACATCTTCTTCATAGTTCATTGAGGACGTGTCACTGTCAAACAGTTCAGAATATTCTTCTTTATGTTCGTCGTAGACTTGACCCCAGAATGCTTTAATCCCAGGCCAGAGGGCCTTCGGGTGTGAAGCGGTTGTTATAATACCAGCCATGTTATATTCTCCTTATTAAGCTGTGCCAACTGGGTTGAGGAATTGATGCTTGTTCCATTTTACCAAAGCTTGAGCATAAGCACCAGCAGCATTATTAACTGCTTGAACTAAACCAATGATTTGTAATGGTAAAGCTAATGAGCCAGAAGACGCAATAGCTAAGAATGAAGCAGCATTCAATACTGTGCTTGATTGTGGAGCAGACATAGCAAGAGATGTTTGGTTAGCTGTAATAGTTAAACCAGAATTCTTAAATACATCTGTAATTGCCACACCAGTAGCATCACCTGTTACTTGCATAATAATTGATGGATCATCAACTACGTAAACGTAGCGAGTACCAGAACTAAGGGGTAAGTAAATTGTGTTTAGAGCCAATGTAGTACCTACTAGAGATACACTTGGATCTGATACGCGGATACCAACAATAACACCAACTGGTGTATCAGAGGTAAGAGCTTTTGAAGCATAAGGGACACCATTTGCATCGCTAGAACCAGCAACTTTAACAACGTCGCCAATAGCATAAGTGTTAGAAGCGTCGTTAGCGATAGCGTAAAGGCGACCCTGTTCGTTGAACGGAGCACCAGTAATTGTTCCTACTGGGCTAAGTCCACGCGGGGTATTTGCGTTAGCCATTTTTATTTCCTTTTAGAAATTAAGTTTATGTTTTGTAGTTAATGCCACCTTTAGGAGTATAAAAACCATCAGAACTTGTACCGTCCTTAACGTTTACACCACCACGGATTGCATCATCTACTCTATCATTTCGTTTTTGTAACTCTCTTTGATCTTCTTCGTGCCATTCTTGTTTAATCTTTAACAAGTAGCCATAAAGACCATCACCTTTCTCGCTTGTACCAACTAGGTATCTTACCTTTTCTCCTAAATCTGTATTACCAGATGTAACACTATCTTTTACACCGCCCACTTCGTCTGGTTTAACAAACTCCCAGCCTCCATCTACTGCGGTTTGGATACGACCAGGTTCATCATTAAAGATGTGTAGTACATATCCAGGGATTTGATGATTTACAGTTAGCTTAGCTTGAGTACCATTAAATACGTTCCTTTGTCGTTCACGTGTAGGACGTTCTGTAGTAGTTCTAGTAAGTGCCTGTTCTTTTTTCTCTTCAATTGTTAATGCTTTAGCCATAATTTTTCTCCTTAAGACCAGTCGTAACTGTCAATGTATTCTTGTTTAGATTTAATCCATCCATTTTTAATGAATCGATCACACGCCGTTTTAGCATCTTGTGGTAAGTTATCATAAGACTTTTTACTATTGCTACCACTAGACCTTACACTACCTGAACTGTCTACGGAATTAACCTTAGGTTTTTTACCCATAAACTTTTCTGGAAAATGCTCAGCAAGCTTTTCATCTATCTTATCAAGAAACTCACGGCCTGTTAAGTGAGGGAACTGTTTTCTTACATTAGCACCTAATGCATTAGACATTTCTGTTAGCTCAGTATCTTGGCCAAACCATTTGTTTCGGTCTAACCATGCTGAAATATCAGGGTCTATTGCTACGGGTGTAGGTTCTGCTTGTGGCGGTGGAGCTTTACTCTCCGCTTTGGCTTCCCGCTGTGCTTCTTTTAGTTCGTCAATACGATCATCTAGGTCTACAACTAGATCTCCGTTACCCTCAGCTATCGCTGTTCTCTTTTGAGATTTTAAGGTTACAATTTCAGATTCAAGTTCAACTTTCTTTTTATCAAAAGATTCCCTTTGAAATTTCTTAAATTGTTCTACATCTTTTTTAATGGTATCAATCTCTCTAGCTTTTTCATCTAGTTTTTTCATAAGAAGTTCATTGTTCTTACGAAGTATAGGATTAATTTCTTTACCACGTTTTACAAATGTATCTGCATCTACCCAATCATCATCTGAACCTCTAAAGTCTTCTTTAGGTACCCAACCAAAGACACGAGCTTCTTTTTCTAAAACTTCGTTTCCTTCTTGTTGGTCTGGTTCTACTGCTTTGTTTTCTTCTGACATGTTTTCTCCTAGTCGACTAATGCTACAACATCTAAATCATTAATGATACGATACTCTTTATCATCGGCACCCTGATAGATTAAACCAGAGTACTTACCAAAGATTACATGATCACCTTCGTTTGCCCAGGGGCTTGGTTGGTCTAACCATGCAGTATTGCCTAGTTCGACAATAGTACCTTTTAGTTGTGCTAGTCTTTCCCTATCTCTATTTTCACCAACTGACAAAATAATACCGCTCTGTGTTATTTCTTCCACTGGATCAGGGAGTATTAAAACTCTATGTCCCTTTGGGTGAATCCCACTAGTATTTTGCATCTTCTCTTGCTCCTTCTACTAAATCTTCATAAGTTAAATCTAAGATACTTAAGATTGCATTACATCTACCTTTTACTTCTTCTACGTTGGCTGTGTTACCACGAACCACCATTTCTTTCATGTATTCTCTGTCATTGTGGAGAGCCTTCAGCAACGATTTGGTCGTTGGGTGCTCCTTCCATTCCAGGAATTCCTCCTTGGTTACTACCATTTACATTTTCTCCTTGAACTATTTTAGAACTAATACCTGACTTTAATAAATCATTACTTTCTGAATTGCCTGACTCTGGCATCATAGTTTTTAAAAAGTTGATAGAGTCAAACAAGCTTTTTTGTCTATGTTTAGCTGCACCAATCTCTGATTGGATTAAAGCAATCATGTTGTTTCTAGGAACATCATCTGCTTCTTCTAAAGCAAGTAAGGCTTCTGCTTGTAGTTTTAAGATTCTAGCTTCATTTACTCTTGAATCTTCTTGTAGCTTAGCTATAGCAACTTGAGTCTTCTTATTATGACCATCCATATCAACTTGTGCTCTAATAGTTGCAAGTTGTACTTTTGGATCTGGTTGAGGTTGAACAGCATTAGGACCTTGTGGGTTTGGTAATACTTCCTCAATGTTACTAACTTTAAGAGCTTCTAAATAACGTTTAGTTACTTGATACATATTAAACCCAGGTACAGTAGCAGCTGCCTGCATTAATGTTTGAGCTTGTAAGATACGTTGTGCATCTGTTATTACATTAGGATCAGCTAAAGGTCTTAGTGTAGAGTCATCAAACAAGTAGTCTACAGATCTAATAAACCCTTGTGGGTAATCAATGTCACCAACGAGGTATAATTGATTAAGTCTATAAACTTTTTTAAGTTCTTCTTTAAGAGATCTATGGATACGTTTAAATATACCAGAGAATACTTTCATACCTTGCTCTGCCATCGTTTGTGATGTTTGAGCTGGTGTGTTTTGACCAACATTCTCTCCTACCATAATATCAGTAGCACCTACAATACGTTCACCATAATTAACTAATGTTTGTAATAATGTAAATAGTACTTGGCTTGGTTCTCTTACTGGTAAAGGTACGATACCTTTAGCAAGATCTTCTCCAGTAGAATCCACATGCTTCCATTCAAGAGGAGCGAAATTATAATTACCTCCACGAACTTTAATTCCTCGGGAGAGGAAACCCCCTGCAGTAGTAGCCATAGTACCAGCATCAATGAGCTGATTAATAATAGTATCGATAGATTCATTTAGCGGTCCTAACAATATACCAAAACCAATATCATAAAAACCACCATCTGGTGATGGAATAAATGGGTACTTAGTAAAATATGTTTCTGGTGTGATATTAATAATCTCACCTTTTTCATTTCTTAGAATAGATGTTTCTAAGTAGTTTGATACTATACGAACTATTTTACCTGTAGGTCTATGTACTGTAATGATGTACGGTTCTTTAAAACCATCACCATCTAAATCTTCCCAACGATGTTGTTCAAGGAACTCATATGGAGTACCGGAATCTGTATTATAATCTTCTATCCCTTGCTGTTGATTCTGTGCTACTGTTAAATTATCTTGTGGCTGTACCATTGGTCTGCCCAATTCAACATCAAGCCATAGGCCTCTACGTTGTCTACTAATAACATCATTAGTTGATAAGTAAATTACATGAGTTTGACGTGTACAATCTTTTAAACTCTTAGTCCAATAAGATACAACAAAGTCTTTAGCTAATACATTTTCACAAACAGGATGATTAGTATTAAAATCCCAATATGTTTTCTTAAATGCACAACCAGCAATAGGTACTGTAATAAGTACTTTGTCCATCTCAGATTCCCAGTTCTCATCTTGAGTAAGCAACTGGTATGACATGTGTGCTTCAATACGTTTAGCCTTTTCATAAGGACTATTAATAATATCTGTACTATCTTCTTGAGAAGCATAGTATGTTGGTAC